ATATAAATTGATAATCTCCTGATTCAACAGAAGCGTTTGGAGATACGACAATACCTGCGGAAATATTTAATACAGCCGGATTTCCTATTACCCAAGCTACAGTAGAATCACCAACAACATTCTCTGCAATAGTAAATGTTCCTCCAAAGTATAATCTACCTCCACCAGCAGCAGCAGTATCATCTATGGCGTCTTGAATATCACTTGCAGCGTTACCGTAAGTATTGAATACGTCTACATATAATCCACCAAAATCTACAAATCCAACAATGCGAACATCGTCAGTATCTCTTATAGTTACTCCATCAGCATCTTTTACTAATATTCTATATATACCATCAAAGTATCGCTCCTTAGTTCCGTATTCATCAAGAGTTATAGGATTAGCTGCCGTAGTAGTTTTGCTCGCATCTTCCCATATAGTAGAGGTAGTAGAGCTACCGTCATTCTCATACACCGTAACAGTCCACAATGAAGACGGAAGCCCAGCATCATCTTGGAGTCCGCTAAGTAAAGTATCCCACTGAACGGCTTTTGTTGCAGAGTATCCAATACTACAGAAAGATAGGGATAAAGATAATATTATTGTTGCTGTAAGTAGTTTTTTTAGCATTTTATTTTCCTAAGTATTTGACATCTACGGTAGCTGTAGTTGCTCCGCTTTCTGATACCATAGTAAATTTCGTATATTTTAAAGGTGTATTTGAAACGACTATCTTATATGTTCCGTTAGCATCTTTAGTTGTAGTTGCTGCTTCAAGATTAAACCAAAACGCTTTATCTAAGCTACCATCAGCCTTAAGAACAACATTTGTGCTTATCCCTGCAATAGTATACTGGAATGTATGGTCAGTTAAAAACTCTCCATTTTCCAGAGTCAATAAAACTTCTGTACTATTTGGTGTTGTTAATGAAGTTAAAAATGTATGTTCCAGTGAATAAGCAGTTGAAGTTAAAAGCAACAACAAACAGATCACTCCTATTAATTTTTTCATACTATACTCTCCCTGTTTAATAATTAGAATAAGCCCCAAGGCTTACTTCGTTTCCTCTTTTAATGTAAAAATCTTTCTTCTTTGCTTTTTTTATTAAATTATCTGCTTTGCTAAATATTCTTTTGGTTTTATTCTCACTTACACTGTATTCATCACATAAGTTTTCTGCCAACCTATAAGTCATTGCTTCCCACCAGCTTTTTTCTAAATCAATAGATTCTGCTGAATTATCTATTGAGTCTACTTTTTTTATTCTAATATAGTTTAATGTATAACTAGCACTATCTGGAACTGGATATAAATACACCGTAGGATCTTCTTTGTCCTCTATGTATATTACCTCTGGCTCACCTTCATCTGTCTTGTCGTCTATTCCACCATAATAATCTTCTTCTGTAATCATTGTTAGTGGTGGAAGATCTGACGTACCATCGTTCAAATATGCCATAGTAACCTGCATGGTGTCTGTTCCTGTGGCATAACTTGCAGTTCCATCTACGCAGGCAATGCTAGTTTTCTCAATCTGACTTCCACGATAACCTTCATTATGTAAATCTTCTATGATTGAATTTAAAGCATCTGCTGCCGTAGAGTACTGAAGAGCTGTTGGTGTTTGATTAACTGCAATAACTCCACAGATTCTCAGCGCTCTCCTGATTATATCGTTTCTCGTATTCGTCCACGCCATTTGGTTCTCCGTAAAGGGAGGCTATGCAAGCCCTCCCTTTATTTTAGATTGTATTATCGCAATTTATGCCAATCTGTAGTTGTTGCAGAATACATATATAAAACTGATGTATTCGCACTTAGTCCAGTTGTCGCTCCGTTTATCGCTGTAGCGTCTGATGTTAATGCTACTACGGTAACTGCTGGCTGACTTGCGATTAATGCTGTCTGACCATCAGCCGGACTTGCTGGAAGAACAATATTTGCAGTCCCAACAGTAGCTCCGTTATATATAAGTAGCGTTTGTGCTGTCATGCTAGTTGTAGCTGAGGCGTTTGGAGAAACTTCCTGAATATCAGAACTAAAAGTCTGACCACTGAAAGCAACACCTACCCCACCTTCATCAATAGATATTAAGTCGCTACTGTTTGTACCTATTAACTGCTTTGGCGCCCCCGATGTAATCCTACCGTACAGAGACTTAGATTCACCTAAAACATCTAAGTTTGTGTCTCTGGTAGAGACTGCGCTGGAAACATTTACTAGCATCAAAGCGCATAAAAATACTAATATTTTAAACTTGCTCATGGCTTTTCCCTTCCTGTTTTATTTTTTAACCACTTCTCTAATTTTATCTGCATCTATAGCAGTTACGTTAGAAAGGTGGCTTTTTATTTCTATCCCGATATTACCAGCCTCTTCTTTTAGCTTAGAAATGTCTATCTCAAGCTCTTTAGATAATAACAAGGCTTTGATTGGCGCTCCAGCTTCTTCTTCTTTCTTTTCTACTTTCGCAGGAGCTTCTTTTTTTGGAGATTTAGTGCCAACAATGTCTATAAGAGCGTTCTGATTTTCTATAATCTGATTCAGAATACCCCTAAGAATTTTTGTGCTATCAACATCTTTTGGCACTAACTCATCTGTCTTCTTTAACCTAGCCATCCTTTTCCTCCGTTCTTATTATACTGGCGCTGTTAACGCTGTAGTAATCCCAAGTCCGATACAGTCAACTATCTCTGCCAAAACTGTAAACTCTGTAGCATCATCAAGATTTGAAATATCTGCCACAGTAATAGTTAGGTAATATCCATCATCGTCAAAGAAAACTTTGTCGTCAGAGGATTCTGTTACGCCTGTTGCGTTAAGGTTTACATCTGTATCAAATGCGGTAGTAGAGGCGTTTGTGCCATCGGTATACCCAACGTCTAGCAAGTCAGAGGTGTCGTCTGCATCTGTAACGATAGTAAACACTCTTGGTACCATTTGGTGCTTGCTGATCTTGGCGATTTTAAAAGTATCGCCATCAGCAGGTGTAGCGCCGTCAATGTTTCCTGTGAGCATTGTTCCAATTATTCTCTTTCCTACAAACTGAACGCCCTCCTTGTTTTTCTTAGCAGGAGCGCCTTTATATTTTTGTGTTGTTAAATCATGTACTGTCATTTTTTTCTCCTTTGTTTTTATTTTATCTAGCTAATAGTAATATCGCTATAAGCACTTCTAGCAACTACAAGGTTAACTGAACCGTAATCATAGTCGTTAAACTGAGGCTTAGCAGCTCCCCATATTGAGAAATATCCCCATCCTTTTTCTTGTGTCTTATATGCTGAGTTCTTAGCTTCAACAGTTGGCATAAGACCCCAAGCAGAAGCAAGCGCTCCTTGGCCAAGGATATGACATTTAGCCCAAGAAACACCAGAGGTTGAATCTGTTCCAATAGCAATGTTTTCATGTGCATGGATTACAAATCCGTTCCATACTGCCCATGCTCCAGTGAAGATAGGGTTTTCTTCGCTTCTTGCCAGCGCTTCTCTTCGTGCCGCCAAGAAAGTTGTGTCGTTTTCTAAATCAGCTAAAGCATCAGGGTGAACTAGAACTATGAAATACTTTTTACCTTTAACCTTTACTGGTTTGATAGGATAAATAGTTCTATTAAATCCTGTAATAAGTCCCGGCTTTATCTTTGTAAGCATTTCTGGGTTCAGCTTATCTGCCTCTGTAACCGCTGCCGTTGCTGTTGCTATTGTAGAGGTAGCCTTTTGAGCGCCTGCTTCTTCATACATAACAATAGTATTAGTTGTATCAAGAGCAGTAAAATACTCAAGGTCAACCTTCTCTGCTGCTCTTTGGATTAGAGCGTTATACATAGCATCTGGCATGTTATAGAAAGCTCTTTGGTCTGAAATCATTGAGCTGTTAGCGATACCAAAGTTTTTCTCATCAATAGAAACGCTATCTGTAAAAGTTACCAAATCTTCTTCGTTTGAGTCAACTTTTGTTCCTGAAGGTAAAAACCCATCAGTTCCTCTGGCAACTATACCAAAAGTAATATTGTCCCCCTTGCCCTTAGACAAGTCTTTAAAATCTTGCACGACTCCATCTTCAGAAGCACTAATAAACGTGCTAGTAAAGAAAGACTCTTTATATACATCCATCTTTAGTTTTGCGTGCCATGCTTTAGCGGTTTTGGCGTCGCCTGTTGCGAGATTAAAATCACTCATTTTTCTTTCCTCCTATTTTTTGTTTTTCGCCTTTTTTAAAAAAGCATCTAATTCTTCGTATGACATATCATCTACTTCCTTAGATGTGTCAGTGCCACCAGTATTAGTTTTAACAACCGGCCTTTGGTTTGCCACCTCTGCTATTTTCTTGCCAATATTATCAGGCTTCTTTGAAAGATTCTTAATTGTTGCCTCTTGGTCTCTCACTTTCTTCTTTAGCCTTGCCCTATCTGCAATCACAATAGTTTGGTTAGCGTCTAAATTCTTCCATGCTCCAGCCTTAAACTCTTTTACTGCCAATTCAATTCTTTCTGCATCCCATCCAGCACGTTTAGCGTCTTCCCTTATAACATCTTCAATTCCATCGCCTAGTAGTTCGTTAAAATCAGGAACATTCCCGATTACTAGGCTTTCCTTGTCAATATTCTTTATCTCGCTAGATACGCTGGCTAAACTTGCCTCTGTGTTAATTCTTTCAGAAACAACTCTATTATATGCCTCTGGGTCTTCGTCAAAATCTTCTTTAAGCTCTTCTTCTTTTTTAGAAAGAATACTAACTTGGTTTTCTAACTCTTTTTCTTTCGTTTTCAAAGAAGCTTCTTTTTTTCTAGACTCTCCGATTTCCACAGACTGCTTTTTAATAAAGTTTTCCTTGTTATATATCTGCTCTTCTTTCTTTTTAATGACGTCTATCTGGTCTTTGTTCCAACCAGATTTGACATATTCTGAATCGTCAAAAACAAAAGCAGGGCCTTCTTCTTTAATGCTTTCATCTGGCTGATCTTCGTCAGGTGTTCCAGATCCTTCGTCTTCAGTTGCTTCCGCTAATTCTGACCTAGACGCTTCTAATGCTGCCTCAACTTCCTCATAACTCATATCGTCAATATCTTTTTCGTCTAAATCCTCAGCTACTATTTCTTCTACAACCTCTTCTTGCTCTTGGCCTTCGTTTTGTGCGTCTGTCATTTTCCTTGCTCCTTGGGCTTACTTATCGTAAGGTGTTCCCTCTCAGCTAACTACTGGCTTAGAAAAACATCTAAGGTACTCCAGTTTGTTGCTGTTGTTTGCCTTGCTGTGCGATAACAGATTTTTGTATTTCTGTATCGTATTTCATTTTTTCTTGCTCTTGTGACGCTTGAGCTTGTGCTTGTATCCCAGAAATTAAACTATCTTTAGTTTTTTGATCCAAGAAAGGAACAAGGTTTATCATTTCTTGGATAGGGGCGTTTGGATTGCCTCTAAATAAATCTTGAAGTATCATGTAGTTAGACAGCCTAGTAGTTGGGCTATATGCACTCTCTGTTATTACAAGATCATAGTCTGTAAGTTCAAAATTATCCAACATCCCTAAAAGTCTTGCTTTTTGTATTTGGTCTGCTACTTGCTGCATGCTATCAAGTGTTTTTTGAACCTCTGGGTCTAACGGTTGCCCTTGCTGTAGTTGTTGCATAATAGCCTGTGCATCTTGCTGTGTAATTAACCCATAATCAATAGTTAGTTGTATTTTTTTGTCCATGCCTATCTGTGGATATAACTCTGTAGAATCAGAGTTAGCCAGAGTCTTGTTGTTTTGATTCTCAGCTATTCTTAAAAGTTTTTCAGGGCTATCAACTATCTGGATACCCTCTACTATTAATTTTCCAATCCTTCTTTTAGATAGGCTAAAATTATCAAATAGATATTCGTTGCCGACTAAACCCTGCCTTTGTTTGTGGGCCATTGCTATCCCAGATTCAGCTTTGCCTGGACCTCCAAGCATTTCAGGGAAGATATTCATAATAGTATTTATTTTCTCAGAACTTAGCTGAGAAGAAGCCACTACTTCTGAAGGATATCTTACGCCAGTAAATTCGTGGATATTCTCTTTAAAACCCGGAGCAAACTTTGCCACAAACCCCGGCTTATTCCTGTTATTAACAAAATCAGTATAGTCTTTTGGCGATTCAAACGCCTCGCTTGTTACTCCAATCCCATAGGAAGCCATTTTATTTATTATGTCTATAGCCTGAGAATGTCTTTTATTTAGTTCCTCTTGTGGTCCTTTAGCTTCATGTACTTTGCCCCAAAAATAGTTTTCTATTTTATTAGCATAAAAAGGAACGATGTTGATTTCAGTAAATAAAGATTTTTCTTTCGCAAGTAAAACGTTGCCAGCGAATACAGTGAGCTGTATTTTGCTACTTACATGATTTATTTTGCTTAGTTCTTCTATTCTCTCAGCCTTACTTATGTCGGTTTTTGACATGCCATCTATATTCATATAAAAATTATCTCTAGCATTAAATAATACTGGCGATCTTCTATACACTTTTCTTTGGACTTCAATTAGCCGATATTCTTGCTTCGCAATATTAACCAAATCTGCGTTTATGTCAGTAAGATAAGACGGAGATATCTGCTTCCCTTTGCCAGTATATCTATTTGTATTACTTACAGGAGTTTTATTTGGCTGTGATTTTATGTAGTCAAAGTCAGCTTCAATTTCATCTGCTTTGTCAGGATAAAGCTCTTTTAGACTAGCCTTGCTTACAAAATCCTCTATATATGCGTATTCTGCATCAGAGCCATCTAGTTTTTTATGTTGACCGACTCCACCAAACTTCCAATACCTATTCTCTACCTCAACCTCGCCTATTCCGCTATCAGAGGCAATTATATTTACTCTCATAAAACCAATGCCAACCCTGCTCATGTCCTCAAAGGTTTTTGTTTCTTCGTGGTCATAATTATTCATCTGGCAAATATTTTTAATTCTCATATTATATATATCAGAGGTTTCGGCGTCTCCTTGCTCTACTGGCAATACTGATATATCAGTCCTATTTTGACGTTGATTTCCAGATAGCATGTCTAACTTAGGTTTTATTTCGTTTATTGTGATACACGCCCTATTTTCTGCTTTTAGAGCTGCTCTGTCCGCCGATTTCCATTGATCTCCCATGTAGTAGCACTCTGAATCTTCTGCGGCTTCATAGGCGTCAGAGTGGATATCTTTGGCCTCCGTATATAAAGCATGTGCTTCTGCAAGCTCATCTTCATCAGAAAGCTGAGGCTCCTCTTTTGGCGCTATCTCTACATCTGTAATTTCGTGAGTATGTTTATTGACAGTTTCAACAACTAATGCGCCCGGCACTTCAACCTGAGTCTCTTGCCCTTGTTCATCTATTTGAGTTTCAGTGTTCACTTCTCTGTAGATAGCGTGTTCGTGTCCACTGTCTCTGGATGTAACTCCTGTCTCATCAGGCATTAGGTAGATTATATGATAGTGACCCTTTTTCTTAGCTGCTTTTAATATCATTTTTTCTCCAATAAAAAAGGCAGACTTTAGGTTTCCCTAATAATCTGCCTCAGTTTTTCTGTCAGCAATATTTAATTATACTATCTTGTTTTTCTCATAAACGTTAATAAACGCCGTCTTCCCATCTTGTCTTTCTATCTCAACCTTGCCGTAGTCCGGCAAATTAAAAAACATTCTTTTTAGTACAGACTCTAGTTCTTTTTTCAAATTATCCGATATCTTCACTATTGTCCTATTCTAATTATAACATGCTTGTCAAGTATCGCAAAATTTGCGACTATTTTTTTAATATCCTTTTTTTTATCTGCTTTCTTTCTTTTCTCTCTAAAAGGTCGTGTCCTTCTTCTTCGCACCTATTTAGTACGGATATGAATATATCATGCACCTTATTCATTCCCTTGGAGGCCTCAAAGAAAGCCAGATCAATATCCTTCAGCTCTTTTTTAGTCAAATCGTCAATACTAATAACATCCATTAGTTTTGATAAATGGAACACTCCTTTTGTATACGTCTTATAAGAACCTGTTGCTCGTTTTTTCTGTGCGTTCATGCGCTTTGCCACCCCCTATCTGAAGTTTTAGTATTTTCGTATCCGCTATTACTCGGGTCTCTGCTTTCTTTTAATAACTTAACCATCTTATCTTGGAAGTGCATACTCATAGCGCACACATCTGCTTGGTTTGTACTACCTCCAATCCTATTTCTTATTGTTTTTTTGTCCTCTATCTGTATCATATCTTTGTCTTTTATCATTCTAATAACATTAAGTTCGCCTTTTAGCTTATCAGTATTTGGCAACTTAAAGCCTAGCTTGTTGACCTTTTCTGCGAGCCAGAAATACAGTTCGGCTCTCCTGTTTTTGTATTTTCTATTATCAATAGCTGCTCCAGAAAAAGGTATCCCGACTATTTTTTCAGCATATTTCTTTTTAAGATTATCGTAAACTCCTTTACCTACCCCGATATTATCTATCCCGACGATAATTGCGTCATACAAAAACATATATTGTTCAATAAAATCCTCGTTTTCTTCGGTATTGAAACATTTTTTTTCTACTATTTCCCTAAACCACATTCCTTGACGAACAGCTATAGCAGACGGGTCTCCCCCCATCCCTATATCAACGGTCATAATAACAGGGTCCTCTTTATAGAAGATATCGTCAGTTTCGTACTCACAGCACTGGCATATACTACCAAAACTCATTATAGAGTCTTCGTCGTCTAGTGGAGGAAGCCCGTAATAATATACTCTTAGTAGGTTAGGATAAGGTTTATACTCTTCGTATACCCCTTTTTTATATGTCTCCGATACGATTATTGAATTTTCTAAGTCCATCTGAATATTTATCCAAAACTTAGAGTTAATTCCCCAAGCATCGTTTGCATATCCCATGTTTGTTGTTGGGTTTCCGAACATTATAGAAAAGTTTACTGGTCTACTCATTGTCGTTCTAAGAGAAGTGAGAACCGAGTTGTGTACAGAGTAAACTTCGTCAACTAATATCATCTGATAATAACTATGATACCCAGATAGGGTGTCTGTAGCATTGTCTTCATTGCTACCTTTTCTCATAGTTCTTGCTATTGTTACACAGTTTTTCTTTATGTCGTCTCCCATAAAAGCTTTTCTATAGATCAGTCCGTTTTGGAAGCCAAACCAGTTATATACCCAAGAAGAATTGCCGTTTACTTTTCTAGCGTGTGATATCCATTTAACTATTTCAGCAAAAAAGTTATCGTTTAGCTGTGCAAAAGTAGGAGCAGTTGCCATATTTTTTATATCTTTGCCAAAACAGCACATAAAGTGGATGGTTAGCCATGCAACGCAGGTATCTTTGCCCGTCCCTTTTGGGGACCTAACGTTAATACCTAGCTTTTCAGAGAGTTCTCTTTCTATTTTCGTAAGTATTGGAATTTCTTTCTCGTATTTCTTACCCTTTTTCTTGAAATCTTCTTGTTCAGCTAGCCTATTTTGAAGCAATGCGGCTTTTTCTTTTGATAAAATAATGTCTTTATAGGCGCTTACTATCTCTGCTTGCTGTGGATCATATTTACAGCCGCACTCACACCTACCAACTCCAAGCTGGTCTTTAATAAAAGCCTCAGGGTTAGACCCATAAAAGCTTATTTTTTCAGATAGTCCAGTAGTATCAAAATCATCCATCAGTTATAACACAATCTACATCTAATTATCCCGTTCTTATAATAAGAAACGTTTACAAAGAAAAAACTAACAGTTGCATCGTCGTATGTTTCAATCGCGTACTCCTCAAACTCCTCAAACTCCTCAAACTCCTCAAACTCATCCATATCATCCCTAACTATCCTCACATATACTATTTTCTTTTTCGTGTTCTTTTATGTGGCACTCTTTACAAAGTGGATATTGGTTTACGTTAAGAACTCTATCAAATATAAGGTCAACAACGCCATTCCAGTCTATCTTTGGGTCGTGGTGAACCTGTATCTTTACTTCTCTTCCCTTCGCAACAGACCCCTTCTTTCCACACGAACAACACGTATTTTCGTACTTTTTAATTACGGCTGCTCTTTCTCTGCTTCTAAGCCATAGCTGTCTTATAGCACTTTTTATACGACTTCTTGGTGTTGATGCCTTCTTTTTACCCACAACCTTCTCCTTTAATATGGAACATCAAAAGTGTCTTCAGCCACGGCAACCTCTTCAGCCACGGCAACCTCTTCAGTGCTTTCCTCGTATTTTTCAGCCACGGCAACATCATCTTGCGGATTTATATTCCCATTCGGATTTTCTGGGCTCCAAGTATTAAGATATGCGTAATAAGTGCCCTTCCTAGCCTTAGCAATCTCAAGGTTTAAATATCCTCCACCATTGCAATTCATCGCGCAGAAATCTAAAAACCTATCCTCCTTTATACAAATAGAACACACTATAAAATCTGGAGCATTTTCATTTCTCTTTACGTACATGCCTTCAATAAACTTTTTCTCGTTGTGATACTCATTTTTACCTTCTGCCATTTAACTATCCTTTTTACTTTGTTATTTTAGAGTTAATTATGTAACACTTTTTCCCTCTAACAATACCTCTGGCAATATAACCGCCTTCTAATAATATATTTACACATTTGCATACGTTATTCAAATTAAGCCCCAGCTCTTCACTTAAATGCCTATACGTTCCGTTCCATACTCCTCTATATCCGCTTGATAACATGTAGTAAAAAATAATCTTAGCCGACTTAGAAACATTTTTATCCTTTAAAAGTTCAATGCTAAAATATTTGCGTACTAAATCAAAATCGCTTACGTATTCGCCTGTACCCTTATTAACATAGCCAAAAGATTGTGCGTTATTCATAATAATTCTACCTAGTACGTTCTGAGGCCACTTTATCAACAATAGATCCTATTATGCTAATGTTATCAGTAGATAAATTGTCGTCAAGCCTCTCTGCATTGTGCAAAACTTGATATAGTGAAGCTAGTTCTTTTGTTGGGGCAGCAGCTAAATCCTGTTCTCTGATAGCATTTACTACCTCTAGTTGAAGATCGTTTAATACTTCGCTCTTGTTTTTCTTGAACGCTTTTCTGACGCTCTCATCGTGTATAAATAGCTGTTCGTCTGCTAATATGACGTCTTCTTTGGGTTTTTTACGGGCCTCCATCGGGGTTTTATTCTTACTCTTCCATTCACGACTATTTCGCTCTTTACGCAATAGTTTTACTTTTTCAAGATACATAGCCCTTTCTTTCGGGTGTAGCTCTCTCCATGTGCGGTTCTGTGGATCTAGAGGTAATCCGCTGGTAGAATATCTATCAACAAGGAACATGTTATCAGTAATCTTATCAGGGATGCTAAACGATAGTGATGGTAAGTTATCTTTTTCTGGTTTTTTTGCCATTATCTCTTCATGTAGCTTCATTTATCTACCCTCTCTATTTTTAACCAGCCTTTACTAACAGCTTCTTTCATTGCCATATAAGGTATAACCACATTACTTAGCCTAGCTATATGCTTGATATAGTTCTTTTGATTACCGTACACTTTCTTGTTATACCGTATTCCGTGATCATCAAAGAGCATCATTAAATATCTCCCTCAATCTCCTTTTTGTTTAATCCGATATTATCTCGTTATGTCTCTGTATTACTTGTTATTAACATCTCTCCCTAAAATAAGATCATACGACACATATATCCCCCTTGTCAAGCACTATTTACTATTTAGAGGTAACAAGCCGTTACTCCTAAGGCATACTCAAGTACTATTTAGAGGTAACAAGAGAATCATTTAGAGGTAACACACTTTCGCATCACCATAACAAAAAAATCTTCCTGTAAGAAGTTATATATTAATCTACGCTATTATAACTATATATATAATACAAGCTATCTATATCTATATAATATATAACGATATAACGAAACACTTATGGGGCCTCCTTGTTTCTACTCTCGTGTTTCTTAGGGATTATATATAGTATGCTGCGTAGGAGAATCGGACCTACACCCCCTACACCCCCCCCCTAGTACTATGTATAGCAATATAAATATTATATAGTATATAGTATGTTATGCCTTGGCCTGACAAGTACTCTCATAGCTTGCTGCGATAGGCTATATTATATAACTATGCTATATACTATAACTATAGCTATAATACGGGATATAACTATAAGATATATATAACTGTCGAACCGCCTAGTCCTTGTACTATCATATATTGATAGTAGACGATGAGCATGGCTGGCCCCGTCTATCCTTCTCGTCCCTT